GTGGCTCCCAGCGCCGCGTAGACGCCGGCGTTGATCTCCTGGCCGTAGCCCAGCGTGGCGCCCTCGTTCACCTTGTTCATGACGCCACCCCAGAACCCACTCTGGCCGAGGTTCTCGGCGCGGCGCGGGTCGTCGGGCATGATAGCGCGCTCCCGGCCCTCCTTATAGGCGGCCTGGTTGGCGGTCAGGGGCAGCTGGGCGGCGGCGGCCGGCGTGGGCCCGGCGCTGTTCTGCTTGTTGAGCTGTGACTTCAACGTCTTCATCGCCTCGACGCGGCTGCGAGCCTCGAGCGTGATCGAAGTGCCCCCAGGGCCTTTGAACGTAAACGAGGCCATCAGTCTTCACCCTCCAGGGTCCAGCCCTCGGGGAGGGCGTCATCTTCGTCCAGGCCGTAGTGGCCCCAATCTTCCTGATAGGCCTTCCTGCGCTCGACCTGCAGTGCCGCGAGATCCAGTTTGATCTGCCTCAGGTTCTTCATCAGCTGATCGCCGGCGAGAGCCTGGTCGGTCGACCCCCTGGTGGCCTGCAGCAGTCGGTTCTCCATCTCGGAGACCTGACCCAGCGCGCCGCCGGTGGGGCTGTTTTCCCTCATGTCCTGCAGCTTATCGAAGCCGATGTTCGCCCGAATGGTCTCGAGGTGCGTCTTCATGGTGTACATGGGGGTGCCAGGAACCTCGGACCCGATGGACCACATACCGGTGACCGGAACGAGCCCTTTCTCGATCATCTTGATGGCGTCGTCGATCCTGCTGTCGACGCCCTTCCACTGCTGCTCGAGGGAGAACAGCGTGTTCTTGCTCTTGCGAGCCTTGCCCTTGTACTCACGATCGACAGTGCCGCCGGGGATAACCTCGTCGTGGACACCCGCGACCCTGCCCTGGTCGTCGTAGTCGGTGATGCGCTGCCAGCCCTTGGCCGGCTTGTCGGTCTCGATGCCCTCACCCTCGACGGTCACGTTGACCTGGTCGGCGCCGATGCGTTCCTTGCTGGCGCGATCGAGGGCCTTCTCTGCGGACGACCTCTCGTACTTGGTATCGGCCGCAGCCGTCGCTGCCGCTGCACTGCGGGTCGCGGCCTGCTGCGACATCCTGGCCGACATGAGAGCCCGGCCCATCTCGGGGTCGAGGCTGGAAATCTGGGAGATCTGCTCGTCGGTGATGTCGCCACCGCCGGAGCTCACGCCGCCGAGGGCCTTGGACAGAGCCGCGCCGCGCTCCTTCTCGGCCTTGTTGGCGCGGTAGTCGGTGTACGCCGCGACACCCCGATCGAGGACGTGGGCGAGGCCGCTGGGAATGTTTCCACGGTTGTTCTGGCCGGCGCTGGCCATGGCGAGCTCCGACTGCGACCTGAAGTTGGCGACGTCGCTCATGCTCGGGGCGCCGGGGCCCTGCTGGGCCATGGCAGCGTTCTGCTCCGGGGTGCCCAGAACCTCGCCTACCGGCGCCTGGGGAGCAAAGGATGCCTGCAGCTCCGCCCATCGCTGGGGGTCGATCTGGCGCCGCGCGCCGCCTCCTGAAACTGCCATTGCTTTTGTCGCCTTTCCGAGGGATGCGAGCGCCCACTTAGGGGTGCTGTCGCTCTTGTGATTTGGTCCCCAGTCGCGCTGGGGTCCAGTGTCAAAGTGAAGGCTGTTCTCGTAGACGCCGACGCCGCCGAAGCCGCCCTCTCGGGCCATGCTGATCAGCTGCTGGCGCTCCTCTTCAGACATGCCCTGGGCGTCGATGTCGAACGCCGATCCGGTCATGTGCTGAGAGCCCTTGGCGCCGCCGGCCGCCTTGTTCTGCTTCGGATCTCGGTACATGCTGTTGTACGAGATCGGCTTCCCCCACGAGCCCTCGAGGGCGTTCATCAAGCGAACAGCCTCGGGGTTCATGTTGGGGCCGCCGGCGTGGGCCATCAGAGATCGAGGGCCTTGTCGTAGTCGACGATGTCGTAGCCGGTGTCGTGGGTCGTCACGGCGTCCGGGTTGACCAGCTTGACCTCGTCGGCCATCAGGCCGAGCCTACGCGGAGAGTTGTCGGTCTCCGTCTTGTAGTGGTAGAGGTACAGCTTCAGGCCATTGGCAGCGAAGCCGACGTGCTCGATATTCTTCTTGAGCCGCCTGTCTGAGCCGTACGCCGCGCCTGCGCCGCCCATCGCCGAGCCGGCGAGGGAGAACATGCCCTGATTGAACTGGTTCGCCGCGTCCTGCCGCATCTGCGCCGTCTGGTAGACGCTGTTCGCCACCGGCGCCGCCTCGATGCCCTGACGGTATGTGGCCTGGCCCGTCGGGACGGCCAGCTGACCACCGGCGCCGGACAAGGCGCTGATCTCGTTGAAGGGCTGGTTGCGGAGCGCGAACGCCTCGCCGACTTCGCCCTGGCGGGTCTGGTTGTTGAAGCCAGCCTCGGCCTGCTCCATCTGAGCAAGGCGCTGCTGTTCCTGGCCGGCCGCCATGATCATGTCGACGCGGTTGCGGTTCACACCAGTCTCGAACCGGTCCATCTCGTTGCCGTAGGCCTCGTGGCCGACTGCGGTGCCCTGCGCTGCGAGCCTGGCATCGAGAGCCTCACGGTCGCGGTTGCTGTACTCGTCCAGCCTGCCCATCAGGGCCTGCTCGATACGGTCACGATCGCCGGCGAAGTCGTTGGATCCCACACGCTGGGCTGGGTCGATGCCTTCCAGGTCCATCGGCTTGTCGACCACATTGGAGATGCGGTCAACCTGCGACTGGGCCAGTTCGTTCGTGCTGATGCCAAGCTGGCTGTTCTGGTCCAGGATCGTCTGCTGGTCTTCCGAGAGGTTGGTGGTCCTCGTCGGCCGCGCGACCTGGTAGGCGTTGCCCTCGACGTCGTACCGGGTGTACGTGTCGCCGGGCTCGAACGAATACGAGACGTCCCCATAGGGGCCGACCTCATTCGGGTTATTCACGATCGACGAGGTTACCGCTGCGTCGCGGTTCGCGCCACCTTGGGCGGCAGCGGTCTCGTACGGATCTGGGGGCTTAGGCGTCTTCATAGAAGGTTGCCTCCTCTGGCAGTAGACCATAGATCAAGACGTTGCGATGCCCGTCGTAACCTTTGCGTTTCTTTCCTTCGAGCTTGCCACCGAGCGCCTCGATGAACCTTCTGCTCGCCTTGTTCTTTGGTAATACTTCAAACGTCAATCGTTTCAGATTGAGTGCAACGAAACAGTGCCTCATGAACTCCCGCAGTAACCGCCTGTTGCAAACCCTGGGGTTCTCAAACACGAAGGTCACGTTGGCGTCGAAGACTGTATTCATCTCTATAACGACACCGCCCTTGAGTTCATCGTTCAACATGAGGCCAAGACCGATACAATCTGGGGCCCAAGGAACAGTAACCTCAGGGAAGAACGTCGCCACATACTTGCACACGGCGGCGTTATGATCGTAGACCAGGCGGGCGTAGGGCACGTCACTCACAGGACGTCACCACGCTCGAACAGGACATCCCACCCGCTGATGGACAGCTGGATGTTCTTGAGCCGCACCTCGTACAGGATCGAGCCGACCATGCCGGTGCCGCCGACGCCGTACCAATGGCTGCGGCCCTGGCTGGTGTTGATCCACTCGGCGACGTCCCACACGGCGACGTCCCAGACCGAGCCCTCGACCGCTGCGAAGCTGCCGGCGGTGCCGCCGACGTTGTCGAGGTTGTAGTCCGACTGCATCTTGATCAGCGGCACGAACACCTCGGAGGCGTCCTGGAGAGGCCGGACCATCTTCCAGTGCTTGACGTAGTCGGTGCCAAAGTCGTCCCAGCCGGTCAGGATCCGGCCGACGATGTCATTGCCGCGATCGGCGAAGCTGCTGTCGGCGCGCACGATGGTGCCGTCGGGGATGGCGTAGAACAGGTCGCTCTCGAGGGCGCCCCAGCAGTCGGCATCCCAGCCCTGGATCTCGAACCACTTCTTCGTGACCGAGTTCATGGCGTACTGCCTCGAGCCGCTGGTGAAGGGGATGTTGGCGAACAGCCAGCCCTTGCGCCGGTACAGGAACAGCTGCCAGCCGGCGATGTTGCCGGCGACCATCTGCGAGGCGGCGATGAACGGATCCCGGATCGCGTCCGGGACCATGTCGCGCCCCGATACCGACACCTGGATCTGCGACATCGGGATCGTGCCGCTCTCGGTGAGGATGACCAGGTCGGAGCCTACGTTGAGGATGCAGCGCGTGCCTACCGGCTTGTCGATCTGGTAGACGCCGGCGAGCTGCCAGGTCTGTGACGTGCCAGGGTCGACGCCGGTGTAGACGACCACCTCCCCCTCGGAGGTGACTGCTACCCAGTAGTCATCCGGGCCGGATCCGCCATCGAACGACCAGCTGGCCGCGCCGACGATGGTGCCGCCCTTGGTGACGATCGACCCGAGATCGAACTCGGTGGCGGCGCCGGAGATCTGCCGGGGCGGGAGATACCAGCAGGACAAGCTGTCCTCCTCGACCATCCAGATGCGGCCCTTGTGCCCGAACAGGTCGTTGAGACTTGCCGCCGAGACGCCGGTGATGGTCTGCGTCGCCCAGCTGGATCCGTTATAGGTGCGGAAGCCGTCGGCGCCGTTGAGCATGCACAGGAAGTTGCCGCCCGTGGTGCTGAAGTTGATCCACCCCCACTTGGCATTGGTGAGGCTGCTGACCACCGCAGCGCCCACGGCGCCGGCAGCGGTGACGTCGTAGATGTCGGTGGCGGTGGCGGCGAACATCTCGCTGGTGCCGCCGAAGGTGTACTCCATGAGGGTGCCCACGGGCCCGGTGATGCCGGTGACGTGGTCCTCGGCTCCCTTGCGGAAGGTGACCTTGCCCACCTCGGGGATGAAGTTCTGCAGCTCGAACGCGACCGTGATGCCGGCCTCCTTCGACCGCGCCGAGAGATCCCAGCCGCCGATCGGGCCGGGCCTGTTCTTCAGGGTCGAGACGCGCCTCTTGCTCTTGCGCTTGAGGGCCTTCCTCATGAGACGTTCCAGGAGCCTTCGGAGACGTACGGGAGCCGCGCGCCGTCGGGGTAGGTCGAGCTCATCGAGATGGTGCGGGCCGAGCCGTCCTTGGCCTGGAGGTTCAGGCTGTAGATCTCGTAGTTCTCCATGGCCTCGGCGTAGTCCAGGCCCTTGGCCTCCTTGTAGCGCCAGATCAGCGAGAGGACCATGAGCTCGTGGTTGAAGACGAACGTGTCGCTGTCGTCGGCGAACTCCGACCCGTCCCTGGTCGATCCGCCGTTGAGGTAGATCCACAGGTTGGAGATGTACTCGAACGCCCAAGTCTCGCCGGCGGACGGGACCGGGGTGACGATCATCTGACCGCCTCTGAACCTGTAGGCGTCCCGGAGGACGGTCGCCAGGATGGCCTTCTCCGCCTGCCATTCGTGGGGCGTGAGGGGGCCGATCACCCGGCGGGTGTTGGTCCTGTTGAAGAAGGTCTCGTTGATCAGCCAGCCCAGGTCGGCCGGGGGAACGCCGGAGGCGGTCTGGGTCTCGGCCGCGACGGTGGTGAAGGTCTTCTCGACCTGCAGGTCGGTCCAGGCGTGCTCATTGACGAGCGCATCCCCAGCCTGCTTTGCAAGGCCGAGGAGCTGCTGTACGTCGACGTCCGTCAGCTTGGAGATGACGCTGGTCGTGACGTTGAGCGTCAGGCGCCGCTGGGCGTCCTGGACGAGGGTCAGAAGGCTC